AGTGACACGGTTTTCAGTATCTTGATCAGTAGCAAGTGATAAATCGCCGGGGGTCATGATACCCTTGTAAAAGCCAAAGATAATATCCCCGCCGTCATCAGTGTTTGAATATACGGCCATTGCTAAGTTTACAGGGTCGCCTTCAAAGTTAAACTTGCCGTTGCCAAGGTCTTTGCGGCCAAGAATCTTATTCAACGTTTCATAGTTGAAAGCGTTGACGGTAAGAGCAATGCTTGGTTGTGCCTTACCGACAGACATCTTAACCCGTGTGTTGTTACCATAAACTGAAGTGGTTGAACCGGCTAAACCGGTTAATGAAGCGGCGTTTGCACCTAAGTCTTCAGAAACAGTGACAGTGTAAATACCGTCCCCGCTATCGTTTAAACCACCTGAAGTGATTACTTTGTTGTTGCTATCTAATAATGCTAACTTGGCCTTTTGTAAGCCAATGTATCCACCTTTTGCACCCATTATGTATATCCTCCTAATTCGATTTTCTAAATTTAATCGTTTGTATAATATTTTGCGTATCTGGCGTTATTGCATGACCACCGATACTAAAAAAGTGATACCCATTTTTGGACATCACTACTTTTAGACTCTCTTCAATTGCGTTCATATCCTGATCATAGTCAGCAGGATAGTAGAATTGAATCTGAATTTCATCATAGGCTTTGACTGCAACACCGTTTCCGTATATGTATGTATCAACATCTATTTCAGTCACTAAAATGATAGGGGCGTTATCTACCCAGTCGCTATCAGCAATTTTATAAGCGTGAATATTTGAAGAATCTATATTCACCAGAGTTGCTGTATTTGCTTTGAGCAGCGCCACCACTTTTGAAGCGGGGGTCATTTTTTCACCTTCCTATCAATGGCGTTTTTGACACCGTTAATCATAATTTTTTGAACAGCAGACTTGCTTTCAAGCCGTGTGAGCTCCCAGAAATGAAGCCCCTCTACATGAGAGTGAGTCTGCTTGTTTCTATCTTTAACCGTCCACCCGTCATTTAAGAAACGGCCAATATAGGCTTTCTTACTCTCTTTAGAAAAGCCGTCTTCTACGGTGCCGTTCAATGCGTTAATGTGCATAATGAATGCAGAACGCAAGTGAACCGTACCGCCACCGTATACATGAGCGCTCTTTGGTATGCGATCATCACTAAGCATTACCGTTTTGAAAGCGGCCGCTGCTTTAGTGTTGATTTTCAGACGCTCTGTAGTGCTCAGTCCAGTCTCAAGGCTGGCCATAAGGTTATCTAACGACTCAGAATTAAGCTCATTAGCCATGAGTTACCACATACTTTCTAACTGTAACCAAGTCATAACTAACGGCCGTACTATCATCAGATGAAATGCTAACAACGCTGTACAAATCGCCGTCAAACTTAACCTTCATCTGGTCATTGATCTTATCAGTATGCCTTATGACTATAACTGACGTATCTTCAAGCGTAGTACCGGCCACTTCAACCTGTTGAGAAAATGAACGACTGTAGCGCCCCGCATATCGTGAAAATGAAGCTTGAAACACGTCAATAGAATCACCGGTATTAGGGTTAACTTCATCACCCGCCACCATTTCACCAAACTCTGCCCGCTTATTCAGTCGGTTAGCTTTCAGTTGCATTGTCCACCTCCGGCTTAATACGATATTTAATACTATTGATAAAGTACAAATAAGCAGGCGGGTAAGCTAATTCACTGTCTGATAGGCCACCACGGTTGTTATAAGTGAAGTCTACCAACGTTCTAACAGCCTGATTGAACAAGGCGTTAGCACGATACACACTGACATCAATAGAGTCATCTATTTTACTGATGACATCTACTTCAGCCATTGAGATTAGCGTGGCCAGCAAATTATCCTGTTCATCAACAGACAGATATTCTTGCATATCAGCAACGGTCACACCGCTGGTAGTCGCTACAGTCGTTGTAGTGGTTGTTTCTGCTACAGTCGTAGTCTCTGTTGTTTCAGACATTAGCAGCCCTCCTTGCAGTTAAACTAGGCTGCCGTGGTGGTGGTAGTCGTGTTAGTTGAAGCAGTCGTTGTTGAAGCCGCAGTAGTGGTAGTAGTTGTTGCTTCTACGTCTGAGACGGTTAAGAAGTAACCAGCTTTAGAATCAGCCTGTTGTGCACCAAAACGCATAACGGCACCCAAATATTGACCGTAAGTAGGGTTGTCAATCCATGACAGTGAAATTTCTTTCCGGTCAGGGAAAAGCACCGCACGCTTCAAGTCACCAATAAATGCTTTAGCTTCACCGTCTTCACCAAGTAAACTGTCATTAACAACTTTGACGGTAACACCTAAAAGAACGCCGCCTGAAGGTTCAGTAATGCTTTGGTGAAGTAAGTATTGGCCGTTCTTGTCCTTCAAGGTATCAAGAACTTGGTACATGCTTTGGCTGGCAACAATCGTGCGGGCATAGCCAGTATCAAGATCAACATTCAAGATGTGCTTGATAGTGTCAACTAAGTCACTTGATTCTGCTGAAACGGCCGTAAATGCTTGCAGCACTGGTGCAATTGCCTTGTTAACCGTGTTGACCTTCTTTTCACCGATAGCGTGGCCAATCAAAGAAGTCAAATCTACTTCAGCGTCATCAATTGACTCTTCAGAAATTGGTAATGCACCACGGTAAGTAGAAACAGACCAATCAACTTCATCAAATTCTGGCGCAGCTAATTCAGGGTTAGCCTTTAATTCTTCAGTTGAAGCTAAAGAATCATCTGCACGCTTCAAAATTGGATAAGTCCCCTTTTTAGTAGTTACAGGTAACTTAGTAACTAAAGTTGATAAGTCAACAACCGTGTTAACTTCAGCCGTAGGGTCATAGATGATTGTTTCTGGCACTAATGGTTCAACAACCGTAGATGTAACAGCAGTTGCAGCATCATCTGAAATTTTACGGCCGCGGCTATGTACAAAGTCATTAATGGCAGCCTTTTGCTTTTCCAGATTGCTCTTCTTAGGCGTTAAGTCTTCGCCTTTCTTGTTTAACACTGGTTGTGGTTCAGCGCCGTTGTCCTTGTCGTCTTCAGCTAACTGTTCACGCAGAGCATTGCGTTGTACTTTCGCATTGTGTAATTCGTCCTTGATTACCTTAAAATCTTTCTCATTGAAGCTGTCATCAACTAATGCAGCTTGTAATTGTGCGTTTAAATCACTGCACTTATCACTAATTTGCCGGTATTTTGCTTGTAAATCCATTTATAAATCCTCCTTTAAAATCTCTAGCTTTTGTTGTGTTAAAGACAGCTTTGCACTGTCTTCCTGCTTCTTTTGTTGCTTGTGGTACATGGTCTTCACTTTGTTCATCAGCTTAATTGGTATCTGTGGCACGGCGTTGAACACCGCTTCTTTTGAGTAGTCAATAATTTCATCAACTAAGCCAAGATCAAGAGCGTCCTGCGGTGTTAACCAGCTTTCTTTATCCATTAATTGTAAAAACTCATCAGTAGTACGGCCAGTTTTGGCTGCATAAACCCCAGCAATTGTGCGGTTAGTAGCTTCTAACATGCCTGAGCTTTTATCCATATCATGGTAATCACCGTCTGCGCTTGAAGAAGCATTGTGAATCATCATCTGAGCGGCGGGACTAATCCGAACTGTGTCGCCAGCCATTGCAATGATCGTGGCCGCACTATATGCAGAGCTGCTGATTTTTGTCGTCACCTTGCCATTATAGTCTTTTAACGCCGTATAAATTTGAGCAGCAGGGTCAACTTCGCCACCAAAGCTGTTAATGTCAACGACTACATCACTGCCGTCACTTGGCAAATTATCAATGATGTCTTTAGGTGAAACCACCGTCATACCAATATAGTCACGATAGATGTCAGCGTCATCATCATTTGTGATTACTCCATTGATGTTTAAAACGTTCATTCTTTCTCACCTCCTTTCGATGTTGAAGTAGTCCCCGTTGCCGGTGCTTTAAACTCTGGCAAATTCATCGGTAAATAGCCCTTTGACTTCAAGTAGAACTCAGCTTGCCCTTGATCAATCGCCCCGCTTGTAACCAGTGCATTGACTTGGTTCACAAGCACGGTGTCATTTGCGTCTTGGATAGTCTTGGTGTCAATTGTCAAATCAGGCACCGCAAGCTTGAGCTTTAATTCTTCAACTAGCGGGTAAATGTACGAGTTTAAATTTGAAAGGTACACAGAATTAACCTGAGAAATGTTACTGTGACTACTTTCGGTGGAAGTACCACCACCCAGCACATCACTAGGAACGCCAAACGCTTTAGAAATTTGATCAGCACTAAAGTTTGAGTTCTCCGTAAGCACAGAGAAAACGTCTGTTTTCATTTCATAGGGGCTATATTCCATGCCGTCAGCCAAGACCATGACTCTACCTGCGTTGCTGCCAGCGTTCGCATTCTCAAACTCTTCTCGTGCTGCCTTCAAATCAGTAGCATTGCCGATAAAATTGGATAGTTTCAATGTCCCTGAAGGGGCAATTTGACTATCTAATGCTTTACCATTTGAATGATACGTCTTTTCAGCAATATCAAGCGCACCCTTCAGACTTTCTAGCGGTGAACGCCCTACCAAATACCGATAGCGTGCGTCAGGGCTCAATCTAAAGTGAAGCATTTGTGACTGTGGCAAAATCATTTCTGGCCGGTCATTATTGGCCATAACGGTGTACGTGATACCTTGATTGCCTGAATTGTAATTAATTTGAACATCAGACGGCGGCACGTGTTCCCACTGGTTGCCATTCAGTGGCACATAGGCATTACCTGCTAACAGCAATTGAATAATTACACCTTGCCAAAAAGAAAAGTGTCCAATTAAAGGATTAGGGCGCTCAAGAAGGTCTAAAACCGCTGTATTTTCCGTGCTCAGCTTTGCACTGGCAATGTCACTGGCGATTCGGACTACCACCGCATAAACGTCAGTGTTATTAAAAGCACTGCGTGCGGGTGTATAGCTAATTGGATTGCCAGCGATATTAGTCACAAAGGTGGGCTGCTCACTAGTGCTAGGATAGCTCATGTCATTGCGAAT